CCGCCCTACATGGGTTGGTTCCTTTCGGTCCCTTCCCTACCCGAGTTGCTATGAGTCTAAGGAATCAAGCATTGCTTGAATCTCGGACTCCATGGCAAGGAGCTCGTTGCGCGTCATGCGCTCGATACTCCCCTCCAGGCAGCTCGACCCATCCACGGCCATCTCTGGTCGTGGACCGAAGTGCCATTCCGGCATTCCAGTTGCCGCGTTGTAATACGCAACTAACTGTTGTCGGATCCTCCGTGAAATACTGGAGGAGCGCGCTTCGGCCGTCAGTTGGGTTTCTCTCCGTTCTGCCAGTAATACGGTAGACGAAGACCTCTTCGTACTGGTAGTCATTATTCATTCTCCTTTTATAAAGGTGTGAGTAATTTGGCCCAGTGAAGGAGGCCCAACCAACTACCCCATCGTCCAGACCCACTACCGGCATAAATTTATTTGCCGGATGTTTCGATCTTACCGCTTCGGCGGCCCGCCACCAACCCGCTTTATGCAGGTTGTTGGAAAGGTCAACCATCGCAGCTCTGGACTGGGGGTCATCGGATCCTATTCTTTGTGGTTTAATGGGTGCGACATTATGTCCATCCCAATAATCTCCACCGCAACTTTCGCGGAAGGCGCCATTTACGAAGGATTTCTCCGTATTGACGCGCAATCCAAGGGCGTGAAGCAAAAGAATAAGATCAGTATACCCGGTGCTTGGCAAAATAATGTCATCGCCAAACACTCGAACCTCGCCACGAAAACGGCGCATCTTCTTTTTCAAGTCCCAACCAGGTAAACTGGCCATGGCCAAGATCCAGAAGATAAGGGTTTGCACCGGAAACGTAACGGCAGTACCCTGCGACGCGAATTTCCTTTTCCTCATCTCCCTAGGGGGATTAGAAATCGGATCAATAGTTCGCGAAGTCCTGCAGGCATGTAGCGAGTGTAAGATACTAGGCTTACGCCTAAACACCCGCTCAACAACCATGCAGGAGAGACGGTCACTTGCGGAGGATAAATCCACCGTAGCCAACCGACGCTCCAGGGATGCAAGTCTGGCAAGTTTACGCGAGGCCTCTTGGTCTCTAAAGTCGATGAACTGACGTCCAACGACATCGTAAATTTGTTCTTCGAGGAAGGTTTTCATGAGCTGCTGACACCACTGAAATTCGGTGGGTTCAGAGGCTATTAGTCTAGGCTTTTCAGCTGTCTTTGGAACAGCGACTAACTTAGACGGGACTTCCTTGTAGCCAGGTCTAGGCCCATAGTTGCTTGCGGTATTACCACAAGCTTCATAGGGGAATCTAGCTTGCAACTTCTCAGGCCAATTCAGGAAAGTGTATTTATCAATACCCTTCCCGGGACGGTCCGAGACTGCTCCAGGTCCATGCTTAAATCCCGACTTTCTTCTCTCCTCAAGTCGCACACCAGAAAACTGGGTGGCTTCAAAAGGTTTGAATAAGTCGACTACGGCATCAGCATGTAGCTGTGCGCGTAGCAGAAGGACACGAAGGCGGCCAATACTTGCAGGGGTACAGTCAGCATTATGCTTTCTGAACCAATCAAGAAGGTCATGGTTATCCCCGTCAATGACATCACGAAGATGCAACGACGTTGATTCCTGTTTCGTGTCGAGGTGGACTTTCTCCCACTGAAGGGAGTACGGTGCCACTTCGGATTCGACATTATGGTACTCCTCAACGGTTCTTTGAACTCGAGAAGGGGTACACTCCGCGACTAAGCGCTTTCCCAGGCAGAAGATCTGCCGAAGTAGAGCAATCGCGGTCGAATCCGCATCTGGGAGTAAACAAGCATTACTATCAAAGATGCGCAGCCATAGTCCCGAAAGGAATTTCGGCACTAGGACTCCTTTGGAGACCTTAGAAGTTAAAGGTCCCTTTGGGGTAAGGCGTCCACGCTCAAGGCCGGCAACCAATAGCCGGTCCAAGCTTGGAAGGTCATGGGTAAATAACCCAAGACCTCTAGTCTTTGAAAGCAGGGCGAGTCGAGAATAATCTCTTTCCCACCCCTTGTATGCCGGATACACCAGCCGTCCCTCGTCTAAGAGGGCGACTGCGATGTGGAATACATCACTTAACAGGCTTTTCGTCATGTCGGTTTAACCCGGTCATGATCCTGCCTGCTAACTGTACCCCGCTACCCCGATTCACATCGGAACGAATCCTAGGATTCGTTATTCAGAAGCATCCCAATGTTTGCGTCCGTAAAGAACGCAAGGGTGCCCTTCGCATGATTCAGGGGCGCGACTGTACCGTCCGCGACATCGTTTTCGATGACAACGTAGGTCTTTCGCACCTTAGAAACAGTTGAAGGTGCCACCGGGTTCAACGTATGGACAAGTTGCAGGGTATGACGCTCAGTAGCGCCAGCCCCTATACGCTTCTTGTCCACGAACGATGAATTCCGGATGGTCAGTCTGTACTCTCCGTCTGCTTCCCGAAGGAAGTATTCAGAGCAGTAATTGTCCTGGTTGATACGCGTAAGCGTTTTGGCCAAGGCATTAATGGTAACGGTAATTGTGTTAGCAAACATGATGCGTTCCCTTCGGGTGCCACAAGAAAGTCGTGGCTAGTTTGAGTTATCCCCCCAGGTGTTCTCATCGAGAACCCCTGAGACGGAGAATACTCAATGACCCGAGGATCGAAAACTGCCTTCCAGATAAGAAAGGCAGTTGGGCATCCAATGAAGCAGATGCTGGCGTTCGCGTCTTCAGTGTTCTCGCAAAAGTCGTTACACCTCTTTTGGGGTAACTTGGATGCGAGGCCGTCGACGTGACGGAGGATCGTCGCATAATGGATAAATTCCTATACGACGCACCGACTATATTCCTATGCGCGGCAAGATAATCGCCAACGTTTGAGAAATAGTCGACTAGCCAGGACCACGGTACGGCTTCCCATACCGTTGAAGGGTCGATGGTTAAACCCATCAAAGCCCTCTGAGCTACTCCTCTGAACTCATTGTCAGTGTAGAGCATAGGACTGGTAGGATACCAGTCCACGTAGCCCCACACGTGCGAGACATGCATTTGTTGGATTTTCATGGACATCGTAAAACCCCTGCCAGATTGACAGGGCTGATATCCACGATCTTCTACTCTGCTGCCTCTCCAAAGAGTTCGCTTTCTGCGTAATCCACCCGAAGCAAGAGCTTTCAGTTCGTCGCTACGTTTTGTAACTTCGTCTGTGAAGCTTAACATCTTGCCAAGGTCACTAACGAGGGGCTTCCATCCAAATTGATATTGGAGGTTAGCACCTGCGAAGCCTCGGATGAGGCCCCTACCGGCTCGGTATAGCATTGAGGGAAGCTCTCTCAATTCATGACCGAAATTCGGTATAGAGACTAGCGGTCTTGACGGATTTGTTTTCTCAAGCAATTCCGTCGCGGCCGCCCCGTTAGTAGGATTACCTGGTATATCATAGATTTGCGACCATAACGAGTCGTTTATATCGGACATCCGAAGAGGCCAAAACTTCTGATAAGTATGGCTTACAGATGGATTATCGATATTCACTTCCGTAAAGGACCAAGGATCACCAAACCGTTCGCGGATGTCAACCTCGAACTGCTTGAACATTCCAGGGGGATTATCAGTACACTTGGTTGAGATATCAAGTGAACTTGTGTTGGTATATGGAATACCGGACGTTGCAGCAGACCCCGTTTGGTGTCTGTACATCGTACCGAGAACCCCACCACCAGCACCCCTGGTCCGTATCCTTGTAGGCATATCTATGACTCCATTCCACTGGTTTGGAGGATAGAACCGAGATTATCTCTCGACTCTGCGGGCGCCCCAAAAGGGCGCC